TCTTTGAGGTTGGCCAGACTCTTTACAAGTGCCAAGTCAAAACACAAAAGCAAATAGAGAAAGCTAGAAAGAGTTGGAGGTTTGATCTTAGATGTGGATCTCATTCTAAGACTAGGTTTTATAATAAAGGTGATATAGATGTTTATGCTTTGGTTGCATTAAATTGTCAGAAGGTAATGTTTTTCTTTCCAGATGGTAGCAAGCAGATATCTATTGAGGACAAAGATATCCAAGCGATTGACTCGCTGAAAAATGTAGAAAACCTATTTAAAGAGCTTCAATGTCAACAGACACAGTAGGATCTTTATAATGTGTTACAGAGTTCATACCTAAAGATATTAGATACTCAGCCACATCATGTGGTTCTTTCTGTTCAGCCTGGCAAAAATCTATAAATTTTTTTGCAAGGTATTTGTTTATATAGATAGGTTTTCTACCGTTTCTTTCTTCATATATTGGATCATTAAATTCATCAAAATTCATAATCTTCTCAGTTATTTATTGTTACCTCTACAGAGTAAGCCCCAATATTATTACCCTCATTATCTACTCCATAGACCATTTCCAACTCAAGATCAACAAAATGTTTTGCTTTTAGCAAATCTTTTATTCTATCTTTTCTGTCGCCTTTGCTTCTAGTTATATACTTTAAGCAACTGCCTAAGTTATAGGATAGCTTGTTTGCATAAATATAATCAATTGGTTGTATTCTTAGTTTGTTATAATGTTCGCCACCTACCTGGTTATTGGTTGCAAGTCTATCTATAGATTGATCCCATTCTTCTGGTGTTATTTTGTCTATACTCATAATATTTCCTTTTTTATATTTTATACTTGTTTCTTCGTAGAAGTGAGTATATCATAATGCAACTGAACACAAAAAGGAATAAAAAATGAGTAATAGTGAAAAAAAGTTTATTGATACCAAGCAACTAGCTAAACGCTGGATGCGGTCTCCAAGAACCATAGAGAACTGGAGAAACAAAAAAATGGGACCAAACTATCTAAAACTAGCTGGTAAAGTTGTTTACGATATGGAGGAGATCCTAAAAGAAGAAGAGAAAGCAAAGGTATCAAATGAAGCACGCTTTACTTAGCCCATCTTCTGCTGATAAATGGACTAATTGTCCAGGCATGCCAAAGTTAGCTGCGAAAGTTGACTACCAGGTTGGCGTACCTGCGGCAGTAGGAACATTAATACACTCTATGACAGAGCAGCTGTTGAAGGGTTACATAGTAGATGTTAGTTTAGAAGACTATTGGTTAGGTAAAAAAGAATTAGTTGAGGATTTTGAAATAGAAGTAGATCAAGACATGATAGATTGCGCTAAATTCTACGTTAATTATGTTCAAAATCGTACCAAAGAAATTGACGGGAGACTGCTTGTTGAACAAAAGGTTAGGCTGGAAGAGATTTCAGATAATCTATACGGTTATGCTGACGCGCTAATCGTAACCCCTAAGAGAATGTGCGTTATCGACCTTAAAACTGGTAAGTTTCCTGTCAGCCCAGATAACAACAAACAAGCAATGATATATGCGCTAGGCGCATTATCAAGATACGGTAGTGAAGACACAGAAGTTGAGATTACTATTGTACAACCAAGAGCTACATGGGGCGGCGGCCCTATAAAAACATGGGTTACAACTGCTGAATATTTAGTAGATTGGGCCTACGATTTCTTACAGCCCGCTGTAAATGCGTGCGAAGAAGAAAATCCTGTATATGTATATGGGGATCACTGTCGCTGGTGCAACGCGAGAAGCATTTGCGATTTATATAAACAAAATAACAAGGAAAAAAAATGAGCAATAACGAAGAAGTAAAAACCTTTAGCTTTGAAGAAGGTGGACAGGAATATAATCTTGACGATCTCAACGACGAGCAGGGTTTGTTATATAACAAACTAGCAGTACTAGAAAAACAAAAGAATGAATTTGTTGGTAATGCTAATTTCGAAGTAGAGAAGCTTGATATATTGAGAGCTGAGTATTCAAGAAGGCTTAGAGAGTCACTAGAAAACGAATCAGTAATCGAGGTGGCAGAATGAGTCTAGCTGATATACGAAAAAAATCTAAGCAGAAACCACCGCGAATTATCGTGCATGGTGGACCAGCTGTTGGTAAAACATTTTTAGCCTCACAAACTAAAAACCCTATCTTGTTAGATGTCGAAGATGGTTTAGGTAAAATAGAAATGGACAACATTCGTTGTAAAACTTACCAAGACGTGATGGAAAATCTAAACGAGCTAGCTACTGAGGAGCATGACTACAAAACAGTGTGTATTGATTCTCTTGATTGGTTAGAGAATTTATTATGGGAAAAGGCTTGCCAGGACAACGGTTGGAAATCAATAGACCAACCAAGTTTCGGAAAGGGGTTTACCGAAACCCTTAACTACTGGCGCAAGTACATTGACGCTCTTAATGTATTAAGAGAAAAAGGTATGATGATATTCCAGATATGCCACAGTGAAGTTAGAAAAGTAGAAGATCCTAGAATAGAACCTTATGATAGGTATTCACTTAAATTGCATAGAAAAGCTGCGGCATTGTTATTAGAACACTCAGACGCATGTTTCTTTGCAGCAAAAAAACTTGGCACTGTTAAGGTGCAAGGTAAAAGCGGCGGTATGACTACTAAAACTGTCAGCGGTGACAGAATTGTATATACCAATGAAGAGCCAGCCTTTTTAGCTAAAAACAGATACAACCTTCCAGATGAAATACCAATGGATTGGGAAACTATCAGAAAGGAGATGTTGAAATGAACGAAATAATTTTAAAAGAATACAACGAGTTTGATACTGGTGATGATCCACAATACACAGATGGTTACTGTAACTATTGCGGATCTAAAGAGGATGACTGCGTTGAATATAAATGTTGGATTTAAAAAAGGAGAAAAAATATGGACTTTAGTAATTATAAAGTAGAAGCCGATACTGACGGCAGAGTCAATTTAAAGCCTGGAAGATATGTTTTGCACTTTCAAGGTGAGAAACAGTTGACCAGTGAGAACAATCCAAACTGGGAAGGGTACAGCGCGAAGTTTGAAGTAGGAGATACTGGTCAAACCGTTGATGCTTTATTCACTACAAGGCATCAAGAAGAAAAACATGCTCAGAATGGATTAAAATCTTTGCTGGCAATGTGTAAAGCTATGGGCTTAAAAGAGCTACCAAGTGACACTGAAAGCGCCTTTATGGGTAAAAGTGTTTCAGCTGTAATAAGACAAAAGCCAAATAGCGTTTACTTTGAGGTAGATCAAGACTGGGGCAGAACCTGGGAAGCTACTGATAAAAAACAAAAAACGGTAAGCGAGAAGCCTATTGAGGCATCACCTTCAGCTGCTGATCTAGAAAAAATGGGATCAACAACTTTAGATGATGAAGACGCGCCGTTTTAGCCTCAAGGTAGATAGGCCCACGCTGTGTGGATATTGTAAATCCCCAGCTGGGCCATTCCTATACCAAGATAAAGAACACTGGATTGGAGCATGCTGTATGGCTCACTTAGATAAAATTAAAGAAGGCAAACGTCTTCCAAACAAAGCCCAACTTAATGACATTGGAGCAGAGTACGCCATAGCATCAACCAAAGATTTATATAAACAATTATTAATTGCAAACAAAGAAGATCCATTACATAAATGGAAACGCGAAGATAGAAAAAGAGTATTTGTTTCAATTATAAGAGAATATCTTAACTGGGCTAATGCAAGAGCCAGGGAAGATGATAGAAGGGGTACTAATGGATCTAAAAAAATACTGCAAAGATCGAAACATAATATTTGAATTAAGCGACAACAAAGAAACAAAAACAATAAATGATTTAATGAATGAGATGCAGGCGCAAGGCTTGCAGGTAAATCATTTACAAGCGTCTGGGGAAATAGTCAGAGTACCCACAGCGTTACCAGGAATGAAGCCAGATTTAGGTGGCGCTAGATCAGGCTGGTATGTAGTCAACACAATAAACGGACATTACTTTGCAACCTATGGCAATTGGAAGACTGGGTTTGAGGGTAAGTGGAGTTCTGTTAGTTCCTCTACATTAAGCCAGGTTGATAGAGAAGCCTTACAGAAAAAGATGGAGCAGGCTGCGAAGGAAGAGAGTATTAAGCGGAAGGCTAGGCAAGATGAGGTGGCTATAGAGATAAGGGAAAAATTTAATAAATGTCAAAATGTTATTGAACATGAATATCTCACGAATAAAAAGGTTAAAAACTATGGGTTGAAACAATCGTACGATAGCTTGATTGTTCCCGTGTATTCTACTACAGGTCAGATAAGATCTATACAGTATATCGATAAAAAAGGTAACAAAAAGTTTGCTTCATCGTCAGAAATTAAAGGTAATGTATTCTTAATTGGAACTACATTCAATGAACTAGCAAGTTGTGAAAAGTTGATAGTAGCTGAAGGTTACTCAACATCTGCAACAATATATGAAGCTACCCAAATTCCCGTGGCTTGCGTTTTTAGTGCCAATTTTACATTGGATGCAGTCTCTAAATTTCGCAAGTTAACGGGTGCTAGAATAATTTTAGCCCTGGATCACGATGAGAGTGGTGTTGGCGAAAAGAAAGCACAAGAATGTGCAGCTGCAATACCCAACGTGGCCGTGCGTCTGCCCAGCGAGGTCGGCGATTATAATGATTTATATCTAAGGCATGGTTTGGATAAGGTAAAAGCTGAACTCATGGACCACAAGTTAGGCATACAAAAATATGCTATTAGAAACCTAGTAGGTAAGCCAGAACCACAGAAATTTTTAGTTGATGGTTTAATACCAATGGGTAAACCTGGACTGTTAGCAGCGTCAGGTGGCGTTGGAAAGTCATTAAGTGTAATACAGTTAGCACTAAGAATAGCTTGTGGAGGTGGTCGTTGGTGGGGTAAAGATGTTAAGGAACATGGAAACGTAATTTTGTTTTCAGCTGAAGATGACATACCAGAGATCCACAGAAGATTAGATCTATTAGATCCAAACGGTAACAGGTTTAAAAGTGAATATGATGTTTATATTTTTCCAGTTCCAGAACAAAAAGAACCAATGATATTGTTAAAGGAAGAGGGTGTCACCCAGCTTGCACAAGATTTGGTTGAGGAGCTGCAAGTTATACCAGATTTGAAGTTGGTTTGTTTTGATCCGCTCCAGGCATTCACCACTGGTAATGTATCAAGTAGTAACGAGGCTGGACAGCTTTGGGGATCTTACTGTGCAAACATCAGCGCAAGGTTGAACTGTTGCACGCTTACTATCCATCATTTAAACAAACAAGGCTTGACTGTGGACTCAGATGATTCAATGGTTCAGAGAACCAGCGTGCGCGGCGCATCTTCACTCGTGGACTCAATAAGATTTGTTCTTGTAATGGCACTGGCAAGTGTAGAGGATTGTGAAAGGATCTGTGAAGAGCAACATGTACCTTACGATAGAATGGCGGTAGTCAGAGGCGCATTAGTGAAATCCAACAGCGGAGGCGTAGACTATTCCTCTAAAACATTATTCAGACGCAACGGTGTGTTAGAACCACTAAATGAACCGCTAGATACCAGTAATTTATATGACGATTTTTAGGAGAAAATTATGAACTGTTGGCAATGTAACCAAGAATTAATTTGGGGTGGCGATCATACAGGTGAAGATTATGGTAATGAAGATTATGAAATTGTAACTAATCTATCTTGCCCTAAATGCGATGCCTTGGTTGTCGTATATCACCAAAAAAAACAATTTGATATGTAATAACCATAGGGAGTGTTAGGGACATACCTTGAGTAAGTTAGGGACATACCTTGACCAAGATAGGGACATAACTCTAGTAGAACACTCCCATATATCCGTATAATAAAATTATACATAGAGAAAGCGAACCCCTTGAGGGGGTTCAGCTTTCAAGAGAGAGAGGAAATATGTACAAAAGATTTAAACCTGTAAGCAAGGATCACTGGTGGATCACGGCACACACGAGCGAGCGCGAGCGAGCGGGCGTGTTTGTCCCGTTAGAGTTAGCAAGGCGCGAGGGTGACTTTGTAAGAGCCAGGGGAGTGGTCTGGGATTGGTTCAGGCGCGAGTGCGGGAGAACGGATTTGTCAGTGAGTGCGAAGCTGATTCTCTGGTCCGTGTGCGAGCGGTGGAGATATGAAACCTGGAGCAGTCACGATGCGATTAGTTATTATGCAAAGATGACTGGTGTTAATAGGAAAACATCTGGGCGAGCTATGACTGAGCTGATTGAAAAAGAGGTGGTGTGGTGTGTGCTAGAGGGTGAACAGAAAAGATTAAGAAAGTCGCAGCCTGGTGGTAAGAAGCATTTTTTGTTGGTTGGGTTAGTGGATCTTCTGTAGGTGAACGCACACGGAAGGTTGTTGAGGAGGGGGAGTATCCCGTGTGCGCTCGTGGATGGATTAATCTAAAAGATCAACCCGTCTTATCTTTGTTCTTACCTGGTTCTTTTTTCTTTTTACGTTTACCAAATATTCTATCAAATTCTGACTCGTATTTCTTACGGTCTGGTATTGGTCTTGGTCTGCTGCCCTTGCCCGCCATCAGTTACTCCTTTATGTTTAGGTTATATGCTTTGATTATTTTCTCGCGATCATCTTTAGATACGATCTTGAGCATTTTGTCTATGGTAAGCCTACTTTTAAAACCTCTATTTTGGTTTAGGCCGTATTTTACCCTTATGTATTTTAGTAATTCGTCTCTGGTCATTTCTAAAGCCTTGTAACGCCATGTTTGTCTACATAGGCTATGTTGTCCTTGTCTGTATCTTTAAGCAACCACGCGCCCTCTGTGTTCGTTTTAGAGGTTTTTCTTGAAACATAGGCATAATTGCCAGTAATTCCATTGTCTACCATGTGTGCTTTGTATTTTGCGTATGCCTGGTCAAATGTCATAGTCTCCCCTTAAATAATTCTATTAATAATAAGATCTTCTTGTTTGATAGATGTCTTAAATGCTTTGGTATTCTCCTTTTATCTATTTTCATTGTCGTCCTCCTCAGTTAATAAAAGATAAGTTCCATAAAGGCAGAAAACCATAAACGACATTACAATTATAACTCCTATTGTATTACTCATTGTGCAGCTCTCCTGGCTCTCGCCTTCTCGTTGTTATGTTGCCTTGTCTCTTTATTGAGCGGAGCGTGCAGCTCGTCTAGATAGTCCAGGGCGATCTTTTTGTCTTCCCTGGTCAATTGCACCAGGATCTCATAATCTGATCTTTTCCATAAAGGCCATTGGTAAAAACATTTATCTTTGTTTTTGTATCTCCATAACACTGGTTTTTCTATACCAGGGATTTGATCCTCCCAGGTATAATGATCTTCTAAAAATTTATCTGCAAATGTCATTAGTTACTCTTTTATTGTATGTAATTTAAAATGAGCATGATTTAAAATTTCTTTTACATCAGACTCAACCCAATTTTTAATGTATAAATATTCTTTTTCAGTTTTAATATTTTTTTTAGGGTTTTTTAATTTGTTAAGATTCTCGTTTAAATCTGTAATAATTGAATTAATTAATTTATCCGTGTATATCATAATGTTTTTACTCCCTCCTAGTTTTTTAAGAAATGATTAATTAAATATGAACCATGCCAAGCTTTATGCCTGGCTGGTTTTCTAAATAGTTTTTTTAATAAGTTCATAACTCCTCCTATCCTCTTTTTTTATAAATAGCTTCTATATGCTTTTGGACATCTTTGTTCATAGAACCAAAATCCTCACATTTTCTATATTCTTTTTCATACGTTAAAACATAGTCCATATCATCACAATAATCACAACCCATTACGCCTTTGTCGCAATACTGGTTATCATTAGTTGCATCTTTGCAGTTTTTCCAATCAATCATTATATGTAGTCCCTCCCAAACACCTTGCCAGTTTCTGACAGCCATCTAGGCGTTTTTATTTCAAGATCACAAGACTGGCAGTGACCTCCTTCGTCTGCCCCCAATTCGGGATCAACAGCTAAAAAGCTTTCATAGTCTCCGCATTGTGGACAATCAATATATGGATTTTTGTATTTCATTACGCTACCTCCTCAAGTGCTTTTTTTAACAATTCTATTTTACCCTTCGTTATCAATCTCCAATTCTTGTTGATGTATTTATCGCCGTTGGCTATTGCCTTATCTTGTTCAGCCATCAACCTTTCAAGATGATTTAATAATTGTTTTTTATCGTCTCTATCCATTAGTCAACCTCCAATTCTAATTCATTGTTAGCAGCTAACTCAGCCCAGTAAGGATCTTCTAAAACATAGTTAACTGTTTCAGTCCAGTTTTTCTTGTCAGGGATTACCCAGTAATCATGGCAAGTTTTGACCGCAACACCACAATCCTCATAAAGCTTGCCCCAACAATCAACGTTTTTTATTTTGGTTACTTTTGGCATTTTTTCCTCCTTATTTAACAACCTCATTACCCTATTATTATAACATTATATATGCACATGTCTACTCTTTTACACTATTAATTCAAGTTTTCTTATAGTGTCCTGGGCTTCTTTGTGTAAGATCCCAATACCGCCAGCTTGTATCCAGGCGTTGATGTTGTCCGCTCTATCATCAATTAATATATGGTCCTCCCTGGCATAAGCTGCTTTGTGTTTGCCTTTAATGGTGCATGTTACAAGCACTCCTGGATCAATATGTTTACCAATCCAAAAGTTCTTATCAGCTGCAACTCTTTTTCTATTGACATCACCTGTTGCTGTTAGGATCTCCCAGTACAGGCCAGTATCTTTGATGTATTTAATTAGAGCTGGAGTACCTGGTAACACTGGTAACTCTAAAAACAAACCCTTATCACTTAGTTCCTTTTTTCTAAAGTCATACATGTTTGGATCTAAAGGGCCGTTTAAAAACTTTGGCCCTTCTACTCCTTTGACAAAGTCAGCTAGTACTCCGTCCATATCAACAAATATCTTCATGCAATTCCCTCCACATATCT